CTGTACGGTCAGTTCAGTGCCTTCACGATTACAACTGGAGTTGTGGTAGCTCACAAGTACTAGTATGAACCTTAACCTTAGTAGCAGACTAGGGCGGGGTAGGTTAGTTGCGTCAGCCCCACCTCCTACAACATCGTCCCTATATTTAAGGACTGGGGGTACTTTTTTATATCTACGACCTAGCTCAACATTCAAATACCTTCGACCAGAATAATTATGGCAGACTTTACAGTATCAACAGACATAGACACTTTCCTGCAGAGTGCAGATAACGCAGCAGCACGTGGCTCGCTGGGAGTAATTGACTACCCCTACACTACGGACTTTCAGTCAGGAGTGGAGCAAACTAGAAACCTTACTACGATTACATCTTCAGATGGGTATAATTACAATAGCAACTTATCCAGCATTTACGTTGGCAGAAACGTTACCAGCATAGGGTCTTACGCATTCTATTACTGCACTGGCCTGACGAGCATCACCATCAGCAGCGGTGTCACCAGCTTAGGGTCTTACTGTTTCGGTTTCTGCAGCGGCCCGACGAGCATCACCATTCCCGACAGCGTGACCAGCATCGGGTCTAGCGCATTCGCTTACTGCAGCAGCCTGACGAGCGTCACCATCCCCAACAGTGTCACCAGCCTCGGGTCTAGCAGCACATTTCAAGGCTGCACTAGCCTGACGAGCGCAACCATCGGCAATAGCGTCACCAGCATCGGGACTCGTGCATTCTTTACCTGCACTAGCCTGACGAGCGCAACCATCGGCAATAGCGTCACCAGTATCGGGCTTTTCGCATTCGGTCTCACTGGCCTGACGAGCATCAGTATTCCCAACAGCGTGACCAGTATCGGGTCTTTCGCATTCTATCAATGCGGCCTGACGAGCGTCATCATTCCCGACAGCGTCACCAGCCTCGGGTCTGCCGCATTCGGTTACTGCGGTAGCCTGACGAGCATCACGATTGGTAACAGTGTCCCCAGCCTCGGGGATAGGTTCTGCAGTAGCACCGCCCTGACGAGCGTCACCATCCCCAACAGCGTCACCAGCATCGGGAGTATGGTATTCTTTATGTGCACCAGCCTAGCCACAATCAACTGCCTAGCTACAACTGCTCCCACTCTTGGAAGTAATGCGTTCTTTAACGTAGCCGCCACAGACATTCACGTTCCAGTAGGAGCAACAGGATACGGAACTACATATGGAGGTTTGACAGTTGTCGCAGACTTGTAATGATTGTAGACCTATATGAGTAAAAAATTACATTTCGTATCTGGTCTTCCACGAGCTTGCTCCACGCTGCTCTGTAATCTACTTGCACAGAACCCAAGGGTTCACGCTACCCCTACTAGTGCCTTGCACGAAATAGGGTACATAGCTCGCCAAGTGTTTCAGACTGAAGAAGCAAAAGCAGTGGATATGAAGAATGTCCTTGAGCCTATGTATCTGGACTACGTCAAAGCTGGCTGTGAGAATGCTTTCAATAGCATCACAGACCGCCCTGTAGTTGTAGACAAATGCCGCTCTTGGATGGGTCACCTCGACCAGCTCTTTAAAGTATGGCCCGATGCTAAAGTTCTTGTCCCTGTCCGTGATATCCGTGGCATTCTCTCTAGTATGGAGAAGAAGCGCAGACAGCATCCCGAAGTATTTAACGGAGCAGAGCAACAGAACCCCCAGAATTGGACAACGATTGATAAGCGTGTCAACGGATGGCTGCAAAGCCCTCCAATTGGAATCGCTATCGAGAGACTCCACGAAGCCAAGGAACGCTTTGGCGACAAGCTTATGTTCGTTCACGCAGAGGACTTAACAGAGAACCCTCAAGACGTGATGAACAAGGTCTGGGAGTATCTAGGCGAAGAACCGTTCATCCATAATACATCCAACGTAGAGCAGTATACGCAAGAACACGATGTAGGCTTCCCTTATGGAGACCACGTCATTCGACAAGAAGTAAAACCTTTAAAGAAAGACTGGCACGAGACACTCGGTCGCCCGCTGTCAGAACAACTCAACCAGAAATTTGATTGGATAAACAACTTATGAAATACGCATTAATCAGCCCAACAGGACGCATCCTCCGAACATCAGAGGAAGCATTTAAATTTACTCCAGAAGGACGTGAAGTCGCTGAACTTACTGATGAGCAAGCTCTGGAAGTTGAGGCTTCAGTCCAAGGTTTGTTCCTAGTTGAAGGAGGGCTAATTTCCTTCAAAGCAAAACACTGGATGGAAGACCCAGAGGCTGTAAAAGCATCACTACGTCCAGAGCGTGACCGTCTACTAGCTGCATCCGACTGGACACAGCTCAACGATACTACTCTCCCAGAGGACATACTTGCTGCTTGGTCTGTATATCGTCAAGACCTGCGTGACCTGACAGATGAGATTGATGAGAACGGTGAAGTAGACTTTCCAGAAAAACCTTAATTTGAATGCAAGACATTGTTTACAAATCTACCATAGGGACAGGGGGCTTCATCGCTACCATTGAACTAGGTCACATTAACGAACTCCTAGGACTGGTCGTGGGTTTTGCTACGCTAGTCTATATGACTGCATCAGCAGTCAAGGTAATCAAGGAACTCCAGAACAAGGATTAATATGACACCAGAACTATTAGCAATGCTAGGCGGGGGCGTAAGCGGATTCGTAATGAAGATGATCGCAGCGCAGTCCGAGAATCAGGCACGTCTCTTTGAGCGTATGCTCCAGAAGCAGGTTGCAGCGGATGACTCAGCGGATCGTGCGGCAGCTCGGGGCGGTGTGTATATGCGCCGTCTTATTACAGCGGCTGTCATCTTTGCGATTGTAATAGCCCCATTCGTCTTTGCATTCACGGACATAGGTGTTAGTATCCAATCGGAATCCAAGGGCTTCCTAGGGCTATTCAAGAGCCTTGAGTGGTCCACTGTACAGGGTTTTGTTATCCTGCCAGAGATCCGCCAAACAGCTTTAGCCATTGTAGGTTTCTACTTTGGTTCTTCCCAGGTCAAGTAATGGCGGACAAGTCCAAGGGGAAGAGCAATAAACTTTCCGCCAACTACTGGAGCCGCAAGGCTTGGAACTGTTAGCCTACTACCGCTGGACTCCAGTGGTATAATTCAGCACAACATTAGAACACACTAGAGATATACATTATGGGAGTTAATTTATTTAAAATTGGTAGGGATTTAATCGGGGGAGCAAAGGGCTTTGGTAAAAGCTTCGTTCCGCCCAAGAAGCCGACGAAGCCACATATGCAGAACAAGAAGCAGGCTGCAAAATTCGAGAAGAAAGCAGAGGGCATTCAGGACAAACGCAACGAAGCCTTCAGTCGCCAGATTATGGCTGGCGGAACTCTTGCAGCCGGAACTGCATACCTAATGCGGGACAAGCCCAAGGCAGCTGCTGCACCCACTGCGGCTCCTGCCGCACGTAAGGCTACTCCAGTAGCAAAGAAACCACACCCACGTCTTGCGGACTACGCAATACCAGCAGCCCCAAAGAAGCCAGGTATCTTGAGTCGAGTTGCTACCAGCCTGAAGAGTAAAGTATCCAGCAAATCCATCAGCAAGCCAGCAAGCAAGTCCGCTAGTAAGCCATCAACAAGGAAGTCAAATTTCCGCAAGTCGGACAATCGACTGGGTGGATTCGGCGGCGCACAACGTGCATCCGCTCGACGAGAAGCTCCTAAGGAAACCAAGCCTGCACCACGTGCTACAATTGGAGATTACACATCACCAACCCCAGGTATGAAGGCTTTCGGAATTGACAAACCATTTGCTCCAGAACCAAAGGTTCGAACTAAAATCAAAAAGTCCCTAGGAAGTAATGTTGTCCTGCCAAGAAAGGTCATATAATCCATACGGAGCTTAACCCAGTAGCATAAGCCTATGCCCGAATACCGTAGATATGGAAGCCGAGATGATGTAATCGCCAAGGATGGTGACTACGGATTCGTCGGGTTTAACAATCGCCTCCGCCCGGATCAACTAACAAAGGGAACGCTTGCCGATGCCCAAAGTGTTAGGTTGGACAGGAATGGAGAAGCACAAGTTCGAAAGGGCATTGAACTCATTGAGGCTCCGTTCGCAGTAGGGGGCGAAGTGCTACGACT